CTCGCATTTTTAATACTGTATCGTTATACGGCTGTGGTAGTTCCGTTTTCTTAGCGTATTCTGTTAACGGCTGGTGTTCCGTTAAATAGTGCTTACTTTCAAGCTCTTGTTTAGTAACGAGTGAACTTGTATCAATATTAGGCTTGCTTTCTAAGGCCTCTACACGCTGTTTTAAGGCGCTATCGTCATAGACGGTGTCTTTATCCGCCTTTGTCTTTAAAGCTTCAATTTCTGCTGAAATATTGCTGATTTCAGCGCGTTCAACTTTGTTTTCTAGTTCTTGTTTCGTAGCAAAAGTGCTTGTATCAATTTCTGGTTTCGTTTCAAGCGCTTGTAAACGTCGTAAGATTTCCGAATCGTCAAAGGTTGCACCTTCAACATGGATATTCTTGATCGCTGCTTCTAGTTCTGCTTTAGTTACAATATCCGTTACAGCGACAATTCTTTTAGTTTCTTTCTCGATAACGGGCAATTCGCTATGTTTATCAATTTCAGATACACGAACACCAAACGAGAATTTTAAAATATCCGCTGATTGTTCCACTTTCTCAGCGTATACATAGCCATACACAATTTCATCGGTTGTAATTAAGCTAGTATCGAATGGAACTTCAACCACGTTTCCGACCACATTTCCTGCCACTTCTAGGAAGCGATTTGTAGTTTTGAAGTGGAATAAAACTACAATCTTTTCAACGTTGACTCCGTCTAACTTCAACTCGATAAATGCGTTGTTTTTATCGTGACTATAAAATTCTTCTTTTACTTTGTAAACCTTATCTCTGACATCGACGCAAACGCCAGCTTGTCGTTTA